AATTGCATCCTCAAGGTAGATAAAGAGACGACGAACATTAACACGATCAAATGCCGATGCTTTTGCTAAACCAGTTCTGTCACCGAATAGAACGATTCCTGCTCCTGGTGAGAAAATTACTGGATTGACTCTATATGTATAAAGTCTATCTCTTTGTGATTTTGAAGGATTGTATGGAAGTTTAACTGCATTTAAAATTGCACCTCTTGTTGTTCCTGCGGGCGAATACCATGGAAAATTGTTAATATCATTCCTAGCACAAAGTCCAGCAATATCTCCATTTAGTGGAACATACCTAAATGTATCGGAGAATCTATCATACATGTATTTGTATCCACTATCAAAAATTGCATAAGATGAGGATGTAATTGGAGCATAAAATGTTAATACATTATTAGTAATGTCTTCTGCAGATCTAACATTTACTTCAGTTTGAACTGCAGTATCGGTTAATGCAGCACCTCTGTATGGGGAAATGAGGGCGATAGCATCTTTTCTTAATTCTGCAATGGAAATAATTTTGTTTGCTAGAGCTTGAGTAGTTGTGATATCATATGCAGCAGATCCCATCAGTAAGAAATCTACTTTAAAGTTTTCGGTATTTTCAAATAAATCATACCCATCGGAAAGTTCTCCTAAGGATGCTGTTAAAGAACCAGGTGATGTAATTGTAGAAAGTCCGGAATAATCTTTTCCTCCAGTTAAAGCGTTAGTTAAAGATCCATAAGCTCCAAATGTAATTCCATCAGCATCTTGATCCCAACCAGTGTCAGTTTCTAAAGTGAATTCAGAACTATATCCAGTTGTTACAATACCTGCTGGAGATCCAAGACCAAAAATATAACTTGAATTATTTACAAGATACTTTCTCCAGTAAGAAGGATTTCCGACAGAAAATTCGGCATCTTTTGCTTTAGAAAGATTAAGATGCTTTTCTAAAATAGTTCCGGCATTTCCTGTAATAGATCCTAAACTATCAATTACAACTACATGAACTTCATCAAATCTAGAATTTCTAGCGGCGGCATATGCAGAAGTTCCTGGTCTTGGTGCAAGATTATTCCAATTAATTGATGTTGAGGTGGTTAGTCCAACCGTTTGTTGATCAAACCAATCAAGTCTTGATGTATAACTGGTAGTTGAAAATGAAGTTGCCTGCCCATTTGTGTGAATTGCTACAGATCCTGTACCTGAAAATGCATATATACCAGAAGATTGGTAATCTACCTCAGTTTCCGTATTACCTGCAGATACATGACTTAAAACCTTAACTTCAATTCTACTAACACCAAGACCCGTGATTATTCCTTTCAAATATCCATCTAAAGTAGTTGTAGTTCCTAAACCAGGTAAAACTGAAGAAATTGCTTGAGTTACACCATAACCAACTGAAATGCCAGTTGTATTAATTCCAGATAAAATTTGATCTGCTTTAGAGTCAATGATTGCAACTCTAACTCCATTGGACCAAGAACCAGGATTTCTTGCTGCTACTACAACACCAGTAAGAGTATTCTCATCATAACCCAAAACATCATAATGCTCTAGACTATCAATTTTAACGCTTGATGCAGTCCCAATAAAACCATTTCTTAACTCACTATCATTTGCTCTTACAACTCTTAATGATCCACCATATGTAAGATAAGAAGAAGCAGTTAGCCAATGCTCGTAGTGTTTATCTGTAGAGTATGGTTCTCCAAAATTGTTGAGTAAATCATTTTCATTTTCAATTAGTGTTGGGACATCAATAGGTCCCTTAGCAAAAGGTGCTACTATAGCACCAGTTTTATTCGTTGATGGAGTAGTTCTTCCAGTGGTTAAATCAATTTCTCTAACTACAATTCCAGGAGATGCTAAATTTAGAGGCATCTTTATTCTCCGTGATATCCAGAATTATCTAGAAATATTTATTAAAATGACTATCTTAATTGGGGAAACGCTGCGTGAATGTTCACCAATCAGGATATTGCCAATCTGTGCAATATGTTTTGGACTTTTTAGACTGTTTAATACGCTTTATAGTACACTCTTTACATTCATAAGAATATGAAGATAACAGAGTGTTATTTTTTCTTGTCTTGTAGAAACTATCTATTAAACTTTTTTTAATACCACAAACTCTACATTTTCTTTCTGTGAAAAGCAGATGTTCTACTTCAAACTGCTCTTCTAAGTCCATTTAATGATATTCCCACATATATGAGCGATCTCCATATTCGTCCACATTCCATATTTCAGTACTATCAAGTTTATTTTCATTAGTTGCAAACATCCAACGATCTCCCGTTTTTTCTTCTACTACTACGTTCATATCTTCTAATCCATCAGAAATAAATCCAAATGGAGACATATCTTGTTCTATTTGATTTTTTTGCTCCTCATAAATTCTTTTACGAACATCATTATCCGTCATCTCCTTGAAGTAATCTTGAGCAACTAACCAAGAAAAAATAACAAGACACATTGCTAAATCATCATTGCATCCCTCTTCTGCTTCAAACGAATTATGTTTTTGGGAAAATGTAGTTAATTCTGAAATAATGTCATAATCTACAGTTATTAACTTATCATCTTCCATTAATGTTTTTAAGTTAGAACAACCTAATTTTTTAACTGCAGCAGTTGTTCTAACTCCAAGTTGAGACTTTTTACCACTAAACCCAGATCCCACTATTTGTCCGGCACGACCTCTCATGGCACACATCAAAATATTATCATATTCTAGATCAAAATGAAGAATATTTGCTACTTGATCTCCAATATCATTTACTTCTACTAATAACCAAGAATCATTATATCCTTTAGCAACTTCATTAATAATACTTGGAAATAGCATTGGTTTAATTTCATTATTTCTATACTTTCCAACAACCTTATATGGAAAATTGGTGATATCAAATATAATAAATGCTGAGTAATCATTTCCAAGTCCACGGGCAACGTCAACGGTGATTAGATAATTATGATCTTCTCGTGGATTTTCGTAAATATCTAATCCAGCATTTCTTTTTATTGGATCCTCATAAACAAAGTTTCTAAGTTTTGCTGGATTAATCAGTGTATTAATAGATCCTAAAAATTCACATTCAAATTCAACTTTGAACTGTTGTTCACTTGTGTTAGCAATTGTCTGTTCTTTCCATTTCTCATCTCTTCCAGGAACTTCAGACCAGTGAACATCTGTTGGAACATATTCATTTTTTTTACGCTCTGCATCATGCCACATACGGTAGAAGTGATTCATACCACGTGGAGTAGATACAATAATTACTTTTGTTGATTGTCCAGAAGAAATTGTAGGATAAACAGACGCAAAAAAGTCATCAGCAATATGATTTGGAATGAACGCAAATTCGTCTAAGAAGATGATATTATAAGAACCACCACGAACTGCTGAAGCTGAGGTTGAGGCAGCGACAATTTTGGATCCATTTTCAAGTTCTAAGCTACCTCTGTTCCACTGCAAGACTCCTTGCTGCATCCATTTGGGCAAATTCTCATAAGCGAGTTGTAGACGCTGTAGGAGGTCTCTAGCGGTGGATGCTTTGTTTGCCAAAATAGCAATATTTACATTGTCATTAAAGACTGCATAATGTAGAAGATAAGAAACGCAGGTAGTTGATTTACCTGTCTGACGAGGCATCTTACAGATATTAAATCTGTGTTTATGGAATCTTGAAATTAATTTCTCTTGAAAAGGATAAAGTTCAAATGGAACTAATCCGTGATCAAGAGAAACAATCTTAATATAGTTGCGAGCAAAATATACTGGATCTTCTTTACACTTAAGAAACTCAATGATTTGCTCCTGAGTCCATTGAATAGGTGTATTTGCTCTCTTTAAGTTTGGATTAGAGAGATATGCATCAGATTGTTTAAGTTGAATATCTTTAATTGCCATAAAAACTACCTACTAATCTCTTCCCAGTCCATTGCGGCATAAACATCAGCACCAGCAGTATCAGATGCACATACTAGTGTTAATTCATAAGGAGTTCCAGTCAATCCATTTCTTTCTAACTGAAACTTAAATAATGCTTCTTTCAGAATATCAACTGATGCTGAAGATTGGTTATTTGATGAGAAGAATCCAGATGCTAGAACTCTTCCACCACTTATAGTTCCTCCATCAATCTTATATTCCACAGCACTATCAGGACCAGCACTGACCCAAGTTCCTCCACTAGTAGTTGCTGATGCTCTCACTTGCCAATTATAAAAAGGACCATTTCCAGTTCCTAATAGTGATAGTGCTGTCAAAATTACAATCGCATCTAATCTATTTGGAGAAGATTTGAGACGAATAGAAATCACAGGATAATAAGTTCCAGCAGGAGTTGGTAAATCTACTGGTGCTGTGATTAGAGTACTCACTGCCTGCTGTAATCCACGCAATTCATAACCACCTTCAGAAATTACACTAGAACAAACTTGTTTGAGAGTGCTTGTACTAGTTGTAATTCCACTATTAAAAATTTCATATCTTAAAGGAAGTGATGCTGTTGTGATATAAGTTGATTGAATTAGGTTTGCGTGGTGGAATGAGTGTGCGTGAATAAACTTCCCATCAATCACAAATCCCATTCGAACTGTACCAAGACCCAACCACTCAATATCCATCCAAAGAATTTGTGCTTTGGTAATATCTAATGTAATACCAGAAACTCCAGTGCCATCTAACT